CTTCAACGCTGTTCCCAGGGTTGTCTGGGGCAACACGGCTGGTTGGCGTGTTAGGACTGACAGAGGTTCGGGGCGTTCCCGACCTGTGACAGAGACCGGTACGCTTCCTCCCGTGGACATTTCTAGCATCGAGACGGTATCGAGCTTGCCTCGTATCGTTTCCACGACCTTCGGCGCTTCCGTGAAGTCAGTCTTCGCAGCGCAGTTGGAAGGTGGTGTTGGGGATGTGCTGGCGTTGGAGAATGAGAACGCACAGCTTGACCATGTTAAGGAAATTAACGAGGAACTTCTTGCAGGTTCCGCATATCTATGCTCAGGTGGAAGCACTACAACTTTCAATGTACCTGCAGCAATTGCAAAACATTTTAAGGTCGGAGACAAAGTTACCGGAAATATCAGCGGCTCGCAGGCTAATACTGCTGGCTTCGCAGTTACTGGAGTGAACACATCTACTGGTGTGGTTACTATAGATGTTGCTACTGCTTTCGCAAACGGAGACTCCGCATCTATTTATAGTAGGGCTGGTCTTACTTCAATTGACGACATCGTTGCCGAAGACGGCATGGTTGTCGGTGGTGTCTCAGGCGGGTCGGAGGTTAGGGCTTATGACCTAACTCTTTCTGATAGGGTAGCTGGTCAGTGGAATGCTGGCGCTAGTGTATCATATAACAGTGGTACGAGCAGGTCGCTGACCCTGACCCTCCTCGACACCGCTATTCAGAAGATTAGGGAGAACGGTGGTGAGCCTAAGCTTATCTTGCTAGGCCATGACCAGTACTTCAATTTGGAGCGATTGCTTAGCTCCAATCAGCGGTACATGGGACAGGAGGAGTATCAGGTGGGTGTGGGCTCCGAGCGTACATTCCCAGGCACTCGTACTGGACTTGTGTTGGCTACCTACCAGGGTATCCCGATTCTACCTGACGCTGATGTTCCGAAGTCCGTTGCTACCAACGATGCTGTGTTAGGTACGAACGTTTACGTTCTAGACACAGATTACTTGGAGATTGCAGTGGCTCAACCTACTCAGTACGTAGAGAACCGTGACTACTTCGCAGCTAATGCGCTAGTGGTTCGTGGCTTGCTTTACACCATGGCTGAGATGCGTTGTAAGAACATCTTTGTTCAGGCCAAGATTGCAGACTTGGCCGCAAGCTAGTAGACATTTGGTTGGGGGGGTGTAGAGGTTTTTCTACGCCCCCTCAATCACTTGTATTAAAAAGGGGGGTTCGATGGAATCAGAGACTGACATGCCTATTCCTAAGGATGAAGAGATTATCTGGCCTAGAGGTCGTCAGCCAAAGAAATTGATTCCAAAATTTGGGTCTAATCGTCCCCCTGCAGCAATACCTGGACGGAAGAAAAATAAACATGACACCTACCAGAATGAGTAAACCCACAAGAATTTCCACTGCAGAGACAATTGATCTAGCGATTTATATGGAAAGGCTAGATACTTATATCGCTACACAAAGTAAGTTGAATGAAACCCTATGCAACAGATTGGAACGGGTAGATGAAGACCTTGACCAATTAAAAGAATGGCGTGGTAAAATGTATGGGGCGAAGGCGTTCCTTTTGATCACAGGTATTTTATTTGCTCATGCTGCTGTAGTCATGGCTTCAGTGGTCGCTCTGATAGAAGTACTTAGAGACTAGGAGTTTACATATGGCTAATGAACGACATACAGATGTACGGGAATGGGAGATAGATTTTTCAACCAGACAATCTGCTCTGCCGTACACAAAATATTTTCCTTTTAGACAGGCATTATCTACTACAGCCTCTACGCTTTTAACGGTTGGGCAAGGTGAAATAGCAGTAAACTGGGTCACTAATCCCAGAATTGAGGCTGCAGACATTACAATGTTTACCTTAACTGGTTCAGCCATTTCTAGAAGTACGGCTCAGCAAGCTTTGGGGGCCGCATCTCTTTTAGTTAATCCAGCAAACTCTGCTGCTGGAGAGGGTGTTTATTGGACATCCCCCACAATTCCTTTTGCTATCGAGGCACAACATTTAACTGTTCAGGTAGAGCATAGGGGAGCATCTGCTGCAAGCGCGGTTAAGCTAGAAATTAGAAACGCGGCAGGAACGACAGTTCTAGCAACCTCTGGAAGTTCTAACTTAGCAACTTCATGGACTCGTATTACCGCAAGCTACACAATTCCCGCAAGCACGGCTGCGGCAGCTTACAGATTGTATGTAACTACGCAAACGCAACATAACATTAATTTCTATCTAGACAAGATTATGTTTGAAGTACGAGAAGATACTACAGCCGTATCTACTTATGTAGATGGTGATAGTGGAATCAACTATGAATGGACGGGAACAGCTAATGCATCTACGTCTAGGAAACGGGCTGGAATGGTATACGTTAGGGGTATCACTATTAAGAATGAATCAGGTACTTCAGCAGAAATTGTCTATATGGCCTTTGACACTACGGCAACATCAACAACTGGTGTTCCAGTATTAGCTGGGGGTACATTTGAAAACACATGGCCCCTTGGTTTTAAAGACAAGGTTTCTTTACTTTCTGCTTCAGGAACCCCGACGGTTAGTGGGGTAGTGTGGGGAGTGTAATATGACAACAATTACTACCTCGATTGGGAATATTCCTTCTCCTAGTAACTGGGCAATAGTAAATGAAGATATGTATCAAACAATAACTGAAGATACTAGTCTTACTATTATTGAAAAACAGTCTGGAAGAACTACAGTTGAGGATATTTCTGACGCATTAGATGAATATGGACGTTTATATAAGGCTGGGATAGCTTCCCAGGCAGAAATTCTTACCTTATCTAGGGCTTTTCCTGATAATCCAACATATACAAAAGCTATTCAGAAGCTTGACGGCGAACCGACAGTAATCGGTGGCCCCGCTTCTATCGAACTAATTGATAGGGAAGGTCATTTGATTACTACAAACGCACTAAAAAAAGCTTTTGACAAGTATATGGCTAACTTTCGTACCCGTAATACAATGGTTTTGCATTCTGATGTCCAAGTTGGATGGGCGTTACCTGCATATATTAGTAAGGGCGGGCAAATCTTTAAGTCTGGGGTAGACGATAAGGGTTTGTTTTTTATCACGGAACTACGTAAGGACACTAAGATTGCAGAGAAAGTACTTGACCAGATTAATGAAGGTAAGTTAAAGTCATATTCGATAGCTGGGTCAGCAACTAAAACTCAGAACATGCAGAAAGGGTTGATGCCGTACATGCAAGTTGATGAGATGGAATTAGCTGAGGTAACGGTTTGCGAGAAGGGTGTGAATCAGGGAGCGACTTTTGGTATTCTTAAAGCTGAGGATGCCGCAACGAGGACATGTACCGATGGAAGCTGCTTGATTGACGAGGAACATACGCACAATAGTTCCGGGTTCATGCCGTTAGAACTCCTCCTTACGGATGATGGAGAGATAAGTTTTATGGATACCTTACAAAATTGGATGATTAAAGAAGACCCACTAACGTCTGGGGATGTTTTAGTTGCTCTCAATAATTTTGCGGGAAGGGACGCGGAGCATCACAGACTCCTAAGGGAACAAGGGTGGCCTTCCGAGCGACCACCGGAAGATATGAGATATACCCCAGTCTCAGAAATAGAAACTGATGCTGATGGTGTTCCTATACGTATGAAACCTCCGTGGGTAGTGAACGAGGCGGGGGAACACTTAGGCCCAAGGCTGGATGGGGACTCACCGACCCCTCCACCATTACCAGTAACTTCTAATATCGTAACTGTTACTGCTTATGATGTTGGGAATCCGCAAGATTCAAAACAAGAAATAAAGAAAACTAATGAATTTTTCAATTGGATGATTAAAGAAGAGAAACCTCAGTGGTGTGAAGAACATAATCGTATGGAAGTTGGAAACCATAACCGAGTAGAATTAGATAAGAGCAATGGAAGTCCTCCTATGGGATGGTTCAAGATGCTAGAGGGTTGGATGGATACCACGTAAGAGAGGGAAGTGTGCGATGTTCAGAAAAATTCTTGCTTATTTCTTTCGGCCCAAAAGAAAACATGAGCGCAAGTTTATTTCACAAAGGGATTTAGAAACATATATGCGGATTGAAGGAATAGTCTATAGGGACTTATTCCCTGATTAGGAGAAAAGAATGATTGGAAAACTGAGACCTCAGATATTTTTAGCGATTTTAGTCCTAGGTGCCCTTGCTGCACTGGGTGCTACGCACGGGTTCCCAGAAATTGCGACAGGAACTATCGGTGGGATCATCGCCCTGGGTATGAAAGTGTTAGAAAATGAATAAAAACCTTGGGGAACTAAGATGGTAGAAGCATATACAGATGCAATAGATTGTGAATGTTTTCTTACAGGTGACGTTTGTGTCTGTGAGGAGGGATGTGAATGCGGCTGTCCTGAGTGCGTATGCCAGGATTGGGAAGAAGTGCAGAAACTTATGACGGGTGGTTGTGGGTGCGGGGGCAATTGTATGTGTAATCAAAGTATAGATGAGGAAAATGAAGGAGGTTTGGAATGAATCCAATGAAAATTTTTAGCTTAGGAATGACGTTTTATAATCTTAATAAGGGGTTAGCGGATGATGGTAAGGTGGTTGTCGATGAAGGAATGGATGTATTAAAGGCTATCAGTACTGCCCTGAAAGATAATCGAGTAACTAATGAGGAGAAGAAGATTATCGTAAAGGAAATACGAGAGTTTTCTAAGGCCGCAATAGGGGCAATTGATAAACTAGTCATTCCAGATTAAGCATGCTAAAGGGGGAATAGGAATGGGTCTCGCAAATATCAAATTACCCATCGCTGTAATCGGAGTCATCGTAGCTCAGGCATTTGGAATAATTTGGTATGTCGCTCAACTAGACTCCACTGTAAGTAACAACACTATATCTATAGAAAGTATAGAAGTGTTTGACGACACGGAACTGTCGAAATCAATAGAAGATTTTGATAACCGTTTAGATGAAATTGAAAAACAACAAGCCATTATAGAAAACGAGATGCGTTCCATTATGGCTGACCACTCTAGCTTCAATGATATCTTGAAAGAATTAGGCAAGGAGGGTTACGGAGATACTAGAGAGTACGGGAATTACCAATAAATGTAGGGGGTCTTGGAATGAAATCCTACTTAGGAAATATCCCCAACCCAACGTTAAGGGATTTTCAAAGAAAGAAGCTATACCAAGCTGAGGAATCTTGCAGCTTCTGGAATGAAATACAGATACTTTCCTCCTTTAGAGTTAAGCATCTTGTGAAAAAGATTTCTCTTTGGTCTAATACCAACTTCCCTAAAATTTCCTATGCTAGACGTAAGCATGGGCCATTAGTTTCCTACGCGACTGCTTCTGATTTAGTGTTATCATTTCCTTTAGCCAAGAGCGTTCCTTTTATTTGTCATGAGATGGCGCATGTAATAAACTACCAACGAGGCCCCGCTGACCATCACGGGCCAAATTTCGCTACGGCGTACTTGGAGGTGGTAAATAAGTTTGTTGGAAATGAGGAGTACGAAGAACTTAAAGAATCCTTTAATATTTACAAGGTGAAATATAAGGAGGTGATCCATATCTAGGGATTGGGGGGACAGTACCTATCTTGATATTGGGGCTACTGTTGCCCCCCACTTCCTTTAGATACGGACTTGACATCACAAAACCGGGGGTGTAGATTAGAAATCTAAGAACAACCAAGGAGGTGTGAATGCAGATTGAAGACGCAGGAAAGTTTTTTGTGACAGTGTTATTTGTCGGGCTGTTGGCAACGATGTGTGGGTATTAGCCGTGGGCTACCGTACTTCCAACGATGAATCACATGTATGTAC